GGTCAGCATTTAATCATGTGTAACGAGGAGCGCGAACAGATGAAGGCCATGTCGATGGGTCTACCAAAGAGACTTAAGATGTCTCAGAATGTTACTCAAATGATTTCCGCCGCGCCAGAACCGACCACCATTGACTTAGATCACTTTTCTCTATACGCATCTCATTTAGTTATTACCGCCTTTGGCGCGCCAACCGATGGCTATACCTTTACGGACGCCATTACCGATGTTGAATTAAAGTTAAATTCGTCTTCTTTCGCGGGTACTCTATCGGCGCCTCTTCTTCAGGGTCCAATGTCTGACATGTTGGGCCTTCACTTTAATGCCCATACTACGAGCGTCCGGCACACGGACGGAAGCGTAAAAGAATCATTAGAAGGTGATTATTCCACATACGTTTTCCCACTTGCCTCGCGGGCCTATTCGGGTTCGGGTGTACCATTGAACCGCTTCGATAACATTCGTTTGACGGTAACTCCGGGCTCGGCCGTTCAAAAGATTGTTGTAACATGCGTTGGTGAAACTACCGCTCTTTACAAGAACGGTGCTGCTTCGCTTGCTATGTATTAAATTTGAAATGAAATGAAATGAAATGAAATGAATGATATTCTAAGAACTAATTTTAATTTTATTACGTATTAAATTTAAAATTATTTTCTTTTATATATTTAAATAAATACAATATGTCTGGAGCTGTAGCCGCTCATGCTGCTTATAACGGAAGTGGTACCCAGGGTCTCGCCGTTACCAACAAGATTCAGGATCAGGAAGGCGACGTAATGTCGGTCTTCTGGAACAAGAACGATACTACTCGCCAGTTACTTCACGGTTCTACTCTCTTAGAAGTCCCAGCCAGCGGTAACAATGGTAATACAAATTTCGGCGGCACTAAAATTTTCACTATTAACAACGACATCGATTGCCTTGGTGAAATATATGTTCATACAGTACTCGATATTAATGTGAAGGATTTTGTTGACGATTTGGAGGGTTCGGACATCTTTGCGGACCTCGACGCCGACAACGGCATCGCGGCGACTGCCGTCTCATCCATCACCTCCTTGAAGTTAAAACCGGGTGCTTTAGATAATATCATTGAACGTATTGAATTTCAAGTAGGTACTCAGATTTGGCAAACCCTAGAAAAAGACGACGTTAGAGTGTTATACAATACCGAGTTATCGGAGGCTGCTTTTCAAACTGCCGCCCGACGCGCCGCACCAAGCGTCGCGCCCGGCACCGCCTTCACCACCAGTTTGCCAGTAGAATTTACTTTTATAATTCCGTCGTTGACTAAAACACTTGCGCCCCAATTAGAAAATTTTTCTAATATCAGCGAATCTGGTTATCCTCTTGCTGCGGCACCACATCAGTCTATCAAGATTAAGCTTTATTTTGCCACCCGGCCGAAAACAAGTTCTGTCACCTCCGACGGCACCGCCGCCACCGGCCTCGGAACGAACACGCATGTGCTGACGTTTGGCAACGATCAGTACATTGAAAGTCTTAAGTTGACTTTCAGCACTGGAACATATGGGACGTCCGTCGAGGATGTAGCTTTTGTAGCTAATTTGCCAATTACAATTAAATCTGTTAAGATGTATGCAAAGCATTTAATCATGTGTAACGAAGAACGTGAACAGATGAAGGCTATGCCTATGGGTCTACCTAAACGCCTCAAGATGACCCAAAACTCTGTTATTACTGACGTTAAGAATGTATCCCAGAAGTCGATTGACCTCGATCACTTTTCTCTATACGCATCTCATTTGATTATTTCGGGCGACCTCGGTGGAGAATTTATTAAGAGCGCTGAACTTAAACTTAATTCGTCTTCTTTCTCGGGGGTACTTCCTGGTCAGCTTTTAGACTACGCCTCGGCTCAATCTCTTGGTCTATATGTGAATCGTAACATCACCGGCTCCGCCGCCGCCGCCCCCAAAGAAGAACAGAAAGGGTTTGGTATTCTAGTTTTCCCTCTAGCAAGCTCCGCGTATTCTGGCTCGTCTGTACCATTTAACAGGTTTGACAGCATTCGCCTATTGTTAACTTTCACTGGCCGCGTCACTGCCAATGAATCGTATATTAACATTACATGCGTCGGTGAAACTACTGCTCTTTTCAAGGGTGGTGCAGCGTCGCTTGCTATGTACTAAAAATGTAAATGTAAATGTAAATGAAAATGAAAATGAAAATGTAAATGAAAATGTAAATGAAAATGTAAATGAAAATGTAAATGTAAATGTAAATGTAGTTAATTAATATAAATAAATATATTTTACTTATATTAATTAATTATGGGTAGAGGCGCGCACGCCGCCCATGCTGCATATAATGGAAGTGGTACACAGGGTATTTCAGTTACAAATAAAATAAATGACGAAGACGAAATTAAATCTGTTTTTTATAATGAAAATGATACTACAAAACAAATACTACATGGCTGTAATTTGTCTGAAATGAAATGTATAGGTAAATCTGACGGTGGCGGTAGGTATAAAATTTTTACACCCGATGACAATGCAGATATGATAGGAGATATCTATTTTAATGTAGAAATGAACACAGAGATGTCTAATATTAATTTTGTTGATACTGTCACCGACGTTGAGTTGCCTCTGGACAGTTTTACAGATGAAACTAGAAAATTAGAATTAAAACTAGTCGGTAGTACTTCGAAATTCCTTGACATAGATCTTAACGCGCGCGAAATTTCTACAGTAAAGAATGAGAATGAGACTATTGAGGGGTTCGAAGTTATTAATCAGACTAAATTTATTGAAATTGATACAGTAATATACCAGTTTATGGTTGGAAAGGGAGATTTAACTAGCACCCAACCTTGTAATATTGCTTGGAGAAAGATATATGGTGACGACGTTAGTTGGAAAAGTATATTATTTTCGAAACTTATAGAAGTTAATTGCGTTATCGCAGAGCCGTATGCGCAGCGCTCAGCAACAGGTGGAATAGTTATATTTGGAGGGGTCGCACCCGAGGCGGTGACGGCTGTGGCCACCATAACAGGCGGCGAGGTGGCCGCAATCACTGTCACTCAGCATTCCGCCTATGCATATACTGCGCCGCCCACTGTAACTATTAGCCCCCCCGAGAGCGCGGGCGGCACGGTGGCAACGGCTGTTACCTCTATAACAGGCGGCGGAGAGGTCACAGTGGTGCGCGCACATTATGGCTCGGGATACACAAGTGTTCCGACAGTGACAATCTCCCCGCCCCCCGGATATAATCCTTTATTTTATTTAAAAATGAACACTATCTCCAATTCTGACAACATCAACAGCACCCATTTCGACACATTTATAGATTTTCCTTTAAATGATAATAATAACCCGTATTATAAAACCGTTTATACATTAAATTATTATGGTGAAAGACCGAAAGATGACAACGACTTTGGAAAGATAATTGTTTCGGGATCAAGAAATGGTCTTGATGAAGCTGGATATTTTAGAGAAACCACTGTGCCGCGCGAAAGTGTAATAATTAACAGTTTTCCAAATTTATTTAGTTATACATTATTGCCGTTTATACATTTTGGACGCGTTTCAATTGGACTAGACCCAATTGTATCTTCTACATTTAGCGATAACAAAAATAATCATGTTTTAACAATTGGGGCGAAATTTGAAACTTTACTTGGAATAGATTCTAATAAAAAACTTATTAGAAGTTACGATAATGGGAAAAATTGGGAGAGAGCACCTTTTTATGACGGCGCGGCAAGTTACGCCCCCAATTCACCACATTTTTATACACCGGACAACACCGGCAATACCCAACCAGGCGGCGCCGATGTCGCAACCGAGGAACTTGGCGATTTTATATATTTTATTCCAGAATTAGATTTTGTTCTTACATGTGGTGACGGACAATGGATCGCAGTTGGAAAGCAAGGAATACAGGCGGACTTGACACCAGGCCGAACAGACGAATGGAGACAGTTTGTATTTATTTCATACAATGATGGTTTTAATTGGAGGCCGCGAGTTATTAAGACGTACAAAGCGTCCACGCGCGAGGCAGATGATTCCGACACGAGCCAGTTTTTTAATGAACGAGTCGAGTATATTGCGGCTTATGTGTTTAATCCGGTATCAGAAGGCAAGGTACGTGTAATTATGAAAGGTACTAAAATTTTTGGTGAAGTGTTGTCATGTCCCATCATAGTACCTGTTGGGATTTCGTCAGCATTGAAAGGAGGAAACGAGCCGCAAGGGCGGGACACACACCCTATAAAGGCTTTTGCGTTTCTAAAAGGCAGTAACTCTTACGACTTTCCAGAATTTGACTTCACCAACGCCGACGAGATCGGGTTGGTCGTCGGCCGCGGCAGCGCCTACAAATTAACTAATCTCGAATACATTGGTGCACTTACAGATGTGAAAAAACCAATTTTTTATGGGTTTCAAAGTTCTAGTAGTAAGGGAATAGTAACAGTGACCAAGCCGCATGCTCCGTTGTCAGGGCGACCGACGGAGACATTTACTACTTTCTTCGATAGTATTTACCCTATAAATATAAAATATGCAAATAAGGGTTTACTAATGGGCGTTTTTAGTAATAATTCGCAAAAAAGGACAGATTCAGATGTAAATTCTCGGGAATATAAGTTTAAAACTTCTATAGACGGAATAACATGGCGTGACGTTACTGTCGGGACAAAGACGGATATAAATTCCACTAAAGATCCTTTGTTAGAAGGTGACGACGTTGGAAATTTTATCATTGGTATCAAAAACAATAGTAATTTTAACCTTTATAAATATAACGAGACAACATTGAATTTTGAAATTATCTTAGACTACTCAAAAAATATCACTGATATTTACAATCTTAATTTCGTATCAAATGAATGGCAAATTCCTCTGAGTATCGGTAATTCAGAATGTATGTTAAAATCTTACAATCGTGTAAAATGGTATAAATATAATATAAGTGTTGGAGACATTAGAGTGCGTAAGATTTATTCTAAACCCCGTGAACTGAACTACGACCTCCTTTACAAAATCGACGACCACACCGCCGCCGACGCCTTGGTCACTCGCCCCGCGCATGAAACGTCCGCCACCGACTTGGCCTTTGACTCCGGGTTGTACGCGTCCGCCGTCGCCGCGGCAGAATTGGCAGGTGTCTCCTTCTCGCTCCTCAGGTCGCCACCGCCGTCTGTGGAGACCTCTCAGTGGCGTGATGACGGACCTATACGTTCATCCAATGTTATTGGATATTCTATCCTTGTCAATAAAGATGATGGTGCCGGAGTAATGGGATATAAAATAGGAAATATAGTCTTCTACCAACCGCCTATAGCTTATGAGCGAGTTAATGGGGCAACAGTCTGGGACGCCACTTTCAAAAACCAAATGCCTAATGACATTGTTAGTATAGGTGGCAAGATATTTATGGGTTGTAATGCCGATTCATCGGAATTTCCTGGCGCTTCTACTTTTGATTTACCTCTTGTAGAAAGTGTTGATAATTACACTTTTATAGAATCTGAATCTGTATACTTAAGCAGCCAGTATTCCGGAACCAACGCTCCCGTAACTGAGTTTGCGACAAATTTAACAAGGCTATATCCTTCACCCTATGACTCTAATAGAGTTTTTGCCGTCGGTAAATTTAAAAGTGCTTCTAGCACTGAATACGGTGTAATTCTTTATAGAGAAAAACCAGCCAAGAAATTCTACACACCATACACACAAGAGGATGTTTATTACTGGAGAGTTTTGATGGGAAGCCCGACAAACATACACCCCTCTCTATCCCTTAGTGAAGACGACGCCTGGATATTATCTGGGTTTAAAGATATAAACGATGTTGTAATTTCTAAAACAACGTCTAATATGGTGGTAGTGGGCAAACAGAGGGCTTTCTCGGATTATAATTTAGTTGTTTTCCCAAGACACTACAATTTCGATGACAATGACTATAAAACACAAATGTTAGATTTTGAAGAAATATACACTGTATGTGAATTCGAAAATTTATGGATAGTCGGCGGAAAACCAGCAAATAGTAATAGTAATAAATGTGTTGCTTATACATACGATTTAGTAAATTGGAAATACATAGATTTTACTGGCGGTGCCGTCACTGATAATGTCACATTTAAGGAAGATTATCCATTTTTTACAACGCGTACATCAGTTTCGGACGACATAAGCAGAAAAACCGATGCTAATAATTTCGAAGCAAATGATATCAAACCAGTTGAATTAAGCGGGCAAACGGCGATATTACTTCAAATTTCTTTTAAATATAACATTCCTGTGCACCCCGCCGCGCTTCCACTCGCCTTGGTCGGTGAGAAAATATACTTCATATACAAAAATGGAAATAATTTAACCATTGAACAAAACGACTCTTATCCAGAACCTAAAATTGCTTATAGTTTAAATAGAAAACAATTAGTACCAAGTTTTACAACTATTATAGATAATATAGAAAGAAGAATTGTATCAAGTGAATACCCTTCCGAATTTAATATGTTTTACGTGATCTTAGAGAATAATAAATTTAAATTGACTAGTTATATTTCCAATATTGTCCCACCAAGTGTTGCAGAAAGCGGTAATAAAACCGAACAGAAATTTAGAAAATTTATAAATATAGACGAAAATTATCTCTTCAAAAGAACAAATGGTCATTGCTACAAAATAGAAAAAGTTAAGAATGATAACTTTATAACAGGTGTAAATTCTGCTAGATATGTAAGTATTGGAAAAGGAAAATTTTCAAGTATATTCTGGTCAGATGATTTATTGACGTGGAATGACTCTAATGTAAATGGTATTTTTGACGTAGTGTTTGACGTGACTCATAAACATGGGATGTGGATTGCTATAGGCGATGGGAGATATGAAGTGGCGCTATCTAAAGACGGTAAAAACTGGACGGGGGTTTACCCTCAATACCCGGACAATTTTCCTGAAATTACATCATTAGGACTATCATTTAATTCGTTAGATTATCACGACCCATCCTCGAACAATATTGCCGATGTTCTTCCTTATATACCCAATATTGAGGGAATTTTTCTTAAAAATTTATCTATATTAAGGCTTTTTGATAAAATAGAATATTACGTAGGAACTCAAATATGGCAAACATTAACTTTTGACGACCTTAAGGCATTGATTGATACAGAAATTGGACGTTGTGAATATTTAAATTTACTAAGAAATACAAATAAAATTAAAAAATCAGGAAATGCAGATTTTTCGGTTATGATACCAGGTTTTACAAAGTCTCTTAATTCAAAATTAGAAACTTTTACAAATATTTCCGAAAGCGGGTCATTTCCAAACGGTTTACTAGACAATCAAAAACTTTACATTAAAATGTATTATAAAAAATTAGAAGAAGAAATAGGAACCACGGTGTCAAGTTCTCAGATGAGCCTACCCGGGGTTACATTTGACAATTTAATGAATAATACACTAATACCTGTTCTAAGAGACAACAGTTACTATGTCGATTCTTTATTAGGAGACAATTATGGTTTTCAACTGGGAGATACGTATAAAAATGTAAATGGTTATTTCAGTGCTAATTTTTCAACTGATATAATTAGATTAAGGATGTACTGCAAGAATTTTGAATTATCAGAACCGGATATAAATAAATTTAAATTAACTCGAGAACTCTCTCAGATTACTAAGTTAACTCAAAATTTATATTTTGAAACTCAAAATAAATCAGAAATTAAGATGAATTTAGATAATTTTTCTCTATACTCGTCGCATTTAATTTTATCTGGATGGTTCTCAACGGGAACATACATTACATCTATGTTTTTGGAATTAAACGGGTATAAAATAAATAACAATACGTCAATAAAATTACTTGAATATGCCTCAATTTATTCATTGGGATTAAATTATAATCGTTATTATTTTAATGATATAGATAAAGAAGATGGAATCGGTTCAATTGTAATTCCGCTTGCTAGCACGGCTTATTCTGGTTCAAGTATTCCACTAGATAGATACGATTCTATAAAGCTGAGAGTATTTTTTAATCAGCGCGCGGGTACAAATTCATATCTTAACGTTACATGTGTTGGACAGGGTACTATAACGTATAACAATTCTACGGCAAATTTAAATATATACTAAAAAGAAACATTTATATACACGGAATAAAGTCCCATTTTAAATCTATGCAAATTTTTTTCCAAATATTTTCCTGTTCAAATAACTTTTCTCTACTTTTAAGGAGTGGAAAATAAATTAGATATTCATTTTTATTTAACAATTGAAAAAATTTATACAATGTATAAGAATAACTTAAAAAATTTTTTCTATCTTTTGGGCAATGTTTTTCAAACGGATCTTGTATTTCATTAAACATATTAACCAATTTAATCTGAAGTTCATTATTGATAATCAGCTGTTTATTGCCCGTTATTTTATGTATAATATTAGGAATATGTTCATAATATTTATTAAGTTTAATTTTTTTAAGAAATTCTTTTATTTTAATGTACGTGACTAAAGATTTGTCTTTAAGACGTTCTTTTTTAATTTCTACTATAAGCAAATTTATAACATCATTTGGTATAACAGTACCCTCGCGTCCCTGTATTTGATTAATCCATTCTTTGAAGTGATTTGTTCTTTTATAACTATAAGGTTTTATGTATTCGTGAGTCTCTGCATGATTCCATTCTGGAAGATTTGAAATATTACATTGTTCTGTCAACCCACAATTAAAACAAATGGTAATCCCTGCTGCGTTATCGTTGGTTGTTTTATAATTACATTCTTTACATCTAAACGTAGACATAGTGTTACACTGCGATGTTTTAGAAATTTCAGATGGAAAACATTTTTCCATATACATTTTATACATCTCTCCTCTATTATTTTTAGAATCAAGGGAAATGTATTTAAATATACCTTCTTCCGTGCTGTTTTGTACTGTAGTACACTCGTTGTTATCAATATCTTTAATAAACCCAATTGAATTAAATAAATATTCAGTCAAATCTGTATCGTTTTCGATGTTTTTAATCTTACGTTCTAATTCTGCTATTTTTTCAGCTATATTATTAATTTCTGATAAATTATTTTTTTTAAGACAATTTTCTTTAATTTTTCTAAATAAAATCAATTCTGAACGATATTTATCTAAATTGTTTTTATCTTCATCTATTTTTTTAATAGTTTCAAAGTGTTTGTCTATTATTGAAGTTCTAGAATCTGTGTGTACAGTTTTTTTTGATATTTTAAATGATGACATTTAATTATCTTTATAATGTATTTTTTTATATTAATATATATAAAAAGAAA